TTTTGTATAAGAGTTTTTAATTCAGCTAGTGTCATATTAAGTGTTTATTTGTCCGCCCATACCTGAGTGATTAGTACAATAATAATAAAGTGTTGGGGCTCCTGATGCAACTTCTATTTGAGTATATGCACCTGACGATCCTGGTGTTCCGTTTGTTGTAACACCTGTTGTATATTCTGATCCACCACCATGTGTTCCATTGGATGTTGTTGAAAATCTTAATGGATGACTGCTATTACTGCTATTAGCTTGATCAAATTTGTATGTTTGACCCTCAGTTAAACTTAAAGTTGCTGCTCTCGAACCATCTATATAAAAATAATTTGCACCCAAATAACTTGCAACTGTTACTGTATAAGTAGTAATAGATGGCGATGGCGATGGTGAAGGAGATGGAGATGGAGATGGCGAAGGTGTTGGAGAAGGCGAAGGCGTTGGTGATGGTGTAGGAGCTGGCGCAGGTGTTGCCGCAGGATCATACCCAAATAAATAGCCAACCGAGCCTGTCATTTCATCTACTGAAAAATTTTGACCAACTATTGAAGGATTCATAGAATTGCCTTTAAATATGTTTGAGTATTTTACAAATACAAAACCTTCTCCAGCTTCTTTGTCGTTATTTGGTCTTGGATCGTAAAGTGCTTCGGGATCTGATGGGGCTTTGTGAGGCTCTAATTGAGGATGTTTTTTTTCAAAACAATTAGAGCAAGTTTTTGCTCCATTCCATTCTTTTTTAAGTTTTAATAACTTATATTCAAATCCACATCTATCGCAAAGAGCAACTGCAAATTTAGCGTTTGCATAAGCCATTTTAAATACTCAAATATGGACGAATTCTAAAAGATGCTCTGTCCTCGTCTTGAGACATAGCTCTTTGAAACTCTTCTTCATATGCTTGCTTTAACATAGTAGCTCTATCTGGAGCTCTTTTCATTGAGATGTAATAAGCTAATCCAGCAGCAAAACAAGGATAGAACCTAAAAGGCATGTCCATTGTATTGGTTCCTTTATCAGCGTCATCCATTCTTACTATTTTGTTAAAGACTAATATATCAGTAGAATTTTCTGGAGCGGGCCATATTTTAATTGCTGGCGTTGTTAACTTATCAAAAAAGAATTGAGACGGTCTAGCCTCGGTTGTTTTGTTTGGGATATTAATATATTGGCTTCTGCTTAAACGTGACATAGAAATATCTGTTTCTGTAGAGTTAGCAGTACGCCTAATTACCATATCTAATATGTCTATTACATTAGAGTTTAAAGAATAGCTAGAAGTACCTTTTGTTAAAGCTTGAGTCGTTTGTTCTATTGTCCATTGATTTAATCCGCGATTAGCCCATTCAGCCAACATAATATTAATAGACCTTCTAGCTGTTTTTAGATCATAACCAGTTCTAAGCTCAAGACCACATCTTTCAAATGCTTCTTCTACGAACTCAGCTACGTTTGGTTCAAAATCTGTACTGCTAGATGTTGTCATTATTTCTTCTTAGGTTTTTTTATAGTTTTTTCTAATCTTTTTGCTTGATTAGCATGTAGCCTAGATGCGTTTTTTAATTCTTTAATCATCTTGACTGTTTGAGTTTTTGTAAGTTCTGCCATAATCAATCCTCTGGAGCGTATAAATTGTTAAATGTTATATTTGGGTCCATATAGCTCTCATGTTGTTCTGCTGAATGCGTCCATTGAGAGGGCATAAAATCTGGTGCTCCCTCGCCCACACGCCATAAAGCAGGGTTTGTTGCTCTTACTCTATTATTTGGCAAAGCTACAAAACTGCCAGTATATTCACCAGCGTCTGTTAAATATAACACATGTGACTGCTTATGTTGAGCTGGATCATCTGCTATAGAATTCTCTGTATAGTCTACAGTAAATAGATACTTTCCTGTATAAAATTCTCCTCCTATTTTGCATAGCCAAGGAGATGAACTTACTCTGTCCATAACTACAACAGAATGTTCATGGCTGAGACAATCCCAGGGTTGAGCTAGATGGTCTTCCATTGGGGTTGGCCATTCTTCTAGAGGTATGTCTGCTACTAAAGCTTGTATAGGCATTCTTGCCCACATAGCACCACCATGAACGTTTGGTGCGTCTTCTTCATTATCAATTTCGCATCCAGTAAAAACTACTTGAAACGATAAAGACCTATCTGGAATAGTATTAACAGCTATAACCAAAGCATGCAAATACTCACCATGATAATTAGTGTGATTTGCTGTAAATTCTTTTCTTACCCAGCATTTGAACTGAGGTATGTTAGAAATTAAATATGACATAAAGAAAAAAGTTTATTTTTTTCCGCCTTTAGACATGTATTTAGTTCCTTTGGCTGCACCACCTTTAGACATATATTTTGTTCCTTTTGCGGCGCCGCCCTTGGACATATATTTTGTTCCTTTTGCTGCTCCGCCTTTAGACATGTATTTAGTTCCTTTGGCTGCAGGTCCACCCATTGCGTATCCTTTAGTTCTTTTAAACATTATTTATCCTCTTTAGGAAATTGTAGTTACTTTTCTTCGGTTATTCATAACTTTACCACAGCCTTTAGCTATAAAACCACCATTACTTTTTTTTACCCTTTCATCTTTCCAACTAATTCTTTTAGAACTTGTTTTCTTTTTTGCAGCTGATGTGCATTGAGCTTTAGTAGGTCTACATGCTGGATAACTTTTTCTTTTTTCGCCTTTCTTGCGTCCGCAAGGTTTTCCTGTTTTGCAATCAACCCAGCCTGTTCCTTTATTTTTAGAAAACCAATCTCTAAGTGTCTCTTCTTTAGCCATTATCGTTTTCTGTTATTTAAAATACAACCTTGGCCTTTAATTGGCCCTCCAGCTGATTTTTTAACTCTAGTTTTATTTCCATAGTTTGCTGCACCTTTTTTTCTGCATTGAACTAATCTGCCACTGGCATAAGCACTAGGCCAAACTTTAGAATTTGCTTTTACTTTTTTATAACAAGCATCTTTTTTAGTAGCCATTAGCATTTCCACCTACGTCTTGCTTGACGTATTCTTGAGTTAGGGTCGTTTTTCGTTTTAGCAGAGCTTTTTTTAAGTTGCCCTAAAGATCTTGCACAATAAGACTTACGCCTTTTTGCTGCTTTGCTGCCTTTTGCAACTTTACCAGTTACGGCTGTTTTAAGCTTAGATCCAGGGTTAGCTTTTCTGTAAGCTTTAACTCCTTTAGCAGTCATACCAGCCCCACTTTTTGTAGGGCGATAATTGCCACCTTTTTTGGTGGTTTTAGGTATAGCCTTTTTTGGTTTTCTGTCAGCCACTTTTAGGCATGGAAAGCTGTCATAGATGCAAATGTACCACCTGTATAGGTAAGATATATTCCATCAGTAAACAAAACTCCTTCATCTGGAATGTTAACGTCCCTAGTAACAGTTGCACTAGCAACAGTACCTAATTCCATTGTGGTAGTTCCTGCTTGAGAAGTATTTCTAAACTTAATAGTTCCTGCTGTAGCAGAATTTACAATATAAACACCTTTAAGCCTGGATCTTCCTGCAAAAATAACATCTGCACTAGAAGCTGAAACGCCTGCTGTAACATTACCTGCTGGATTACCAACTGCTGTTATAGAAGCTATGCTTTTAAAGAAGTTTGTACTTGTAGCTGTAGAAGCATTAGCACCTGTAAGAGCTTCTGTTAAAGCATCTCCATGTATATCTGTACCTACAATAGTAAAAGATTTAGCTGCATCATTCCCAGCAGAAAGTATTGTTACTAACTGACCAGCATTTAGTGCTACAGCTCCGCTAGAAGCTAACGCACCACCTATAGTAAGTGCTGCATTATTTCCAACTGCTGCTGTGACTGATATACCGTTTGGGTCAGCTGCGACACCAGCAGTCTTAAAGACTGCCTTTACGTCTGAATATCCCGCCATAAGTTACTCCTTAAATAATACCTGTAAGGTTAATTAGTGAGTAATCGGTTGTTACATTAACAATCATAACTGTACCAATTACCTGAATAACATCTCCTGCTG